ATCCCCTGAAGTCGGAATGGTCCCTGATCAGGACCAGACTCCCCAGTTCGTGATTTGAATACGACTGGGGACTTGACTTCTCCCACAACGCCGAAAGGCGTCGACGCCACTTAATGTGGCGTCCACCATCCAAGCTTGATGCCGACGCGCTTGGGGCGTCCAGAACGCTCCAAGTGTTTCTCATCTTGTCTCATGGGTGGTACCCACGAGGAAGGTGCATTCTTTTGCACCATGCCAGATTCTGGGCAGGGATTAAGAGTGAAATCTCGATCACTCACCCTTGTATTACCCAGGGTCTCTAGCTTGAGTAAACACTTGAGCAAGGCACCAGTATCTCCCAACGGATCATTGGGAGCTTTGGCCTCAACAACATAGCCCCGAACTTGAGGGCTAAAGAGGCTTGGGTGCATGCGTTCGCAATCGTAATCGCGAAGGCGTGAAACCCTGCCTAGCACAGGAGAGGCTGGCCCAACGATGGGATAATGCTTAAGCATTATCTTAAGTTGGTTATCCAGCCACTGCACCGTCCGAGGATACCAGCCATTGTATAGCTGATTCCTCAACGATACAGTTGATATAACTCCTGTCGCGTCTGCAATCGTGGAAGGTAACGCTTGCCGGACCCGGACAATCGAGACGTCCGTTCCATTAAAGTATTCCTTCCCACAAGACTCTCTGAACTTTCCAGTCCAGAAAGACTTGTCCAGACCAACCCGAGCACCAAACTGCTCGAGAGTCTGTACGATTGTATGCACATGATCTACGGGAACAATCAAGTCGTCCCCGTAGACACGCACCGATCCAGAAAGGGAATTTATATCCTTTCTGGTCAGCGTCACGTTGAGCGATCTCTGGATCCCCAGAAAGATCAAGGTCGTAAAGACCATGGCCTCGATGGGAAAACAGAGCGCTGAACCCATAGACGCGAACTTGGCCAAACGGATCACTCCGTGGCCAGGTACGTCAGCCCGCCTAGAACGTGTGGCATCGAGGGCCTCTTCCAAATGAGGCCATCGTTCAACCATCCGTTTGACGAGCTGATTGGAGACACGATCGGAAGCGTCACTCAAATCGAGTGTCGCGGTTCGGCCATCGGCCGAGCCTTTTCGAGCAAGCTCCTGGTTAGGAGCTTGGTCGTCAAAACCGATCAACTTAGACAGGAGTTCATCCCTGTAAAAGTTATCTAGGAAACTTCGCAAAAGAGCCTGCTGCATGTATTGCATACAGGTAGGTTCAATCGCGATTATCCTTGGTGTCTTCAACGTTTTAGGGACGGAGATAACCTTCACAGGTACCTCCATCTCGGGTTCGAGGATAGTCACGTCCTTCAATTCATCGACGAATCGATGATTTGGAAGGAGGTACTTGTCCAGGGGAAAGACCCTGTCAAGTCGTGCAGTCCAGGTACGCTGATTGTACTTACCATTACTGGTAAGACGATCAGCAGTAACACCTGGGCCGTGCTTAGGGAGTAGATTCCCGTAATAGACATCTCTGTCCATACGAGAGAATACTCCGCTAAAAAGCAAGGCAGACATTTCTTGAAACTCCCGTTGATCTTTCTCGGAAAGTTTCATGTCAGCCTCACGGACATCCTGCTCACACTCGA